AAAGGAGAAATATAATGGAAGAGAAAGCAATGCCTAAAGGAATCTTAATAAATAAATATAAAGAATCTATGCTTCATATCTTAGAAAGAATAATGCCTAACTTATCTAGAATGGAATTGATTCAAGCCATTGATTTATCTGTAGAAAAGAGTTATAAAGAAAGTAAACTTAGAGTAAATAATAATTACACTAAGAGAGAAATCATTACAGATTATTTATCATTGGCAAATGATCTTATAAATGATAAAGCTATCATGACTACAGAAGGAGTTTTATTTTGTAAACATGGAACTGTAAAAAATCCTTTTTATAATCTGATACAATATCTTGTTGATAAACGAGATGAAGCAAAAAAAGAAATGAAGAAACACCCTAAAGGATCTGAAGAGTTTAATGCATGGAATTTAAAACAAACAAATTATAAAGTATCTTGTAATGCATTGTATGGATGTGCTGGTCAGTATAGTAGTATATTTTATAATCTATATCTTTGTACAGCAGTAACTGGACAAGGACGTGGATGTATATCTGCATCGATCACTATGTTTGAATCTTTTCTTGGAAACAATGTTAGATTTTCATCACTTACAGAAACATTGCAGTTTATAGAAAATATAGTAGAAGATCAAAAAAATCCTAAATTCTATAGATTTAAAGATTGGGATATACTTGATAGAAATATAACTATCGAAGAATGTTTCTTAAGAATAATGAAGAATTGTGGTGGAGATGGATGGATCCCTTCAGATGAGGCAAGAGATGCTATCTGGAAGACAATTTGTAATCTAGATCAAAGATGTATCAATGTTTTATATTATAAGAACAATTTATACAAGTTCTGTGAGAATAAAAAGATAATCAATCTTATCTTAACAATTTTAGTTAAATTAGAGAAACCTTTCTTAGATCCTAACAAGATTCCCAAAGAATCTGAAGAAGAATTGGTATTATTAAAAGATATCATGTTTGAGTATGTATATTATCGTCATATGTATATAGATAAACTCCCTAGAGTTTATGATATGCAACGAGATGTAGTTCTTATAACGGATACAGATTCTTGTATTATATCTCTTGATGAATGGTATCGATTTGTATTAAAATATACAATAGGGATTCCTATGAAAGTAAAATATACCTCAGCTCAATTAGAAGAAGAGGGAGATAAGTTAATCAAACAATATCAAGAAAATCAACCTAAATATGATTATGATTTTTATAATGATAAATTGGTTGAAGCTAAGAGGAAGAAATATCCTTTGGTTGTAATTGAAGAAGATTCTCTTAGATATAGTATTGTAGATATCATGTCTTATATAGTAAGCCAATTGATCTTAGATTATATGGTCTTATTTAGTGAAAACTATAATACAAAAGCAGATAATAGAGATTGTCTTCTTATCATGAAGAATGAATTCTTATTCAAATGCTTACTTCTTACAAAAGGGAAGAAGAACTATGCAGATTTGCAATTAGTTCAGGAAGGGAATATAGTTCCCGAAAATAAACAACTTGATATAAAAGGTCTCCCTATGACTAAAGTAGGGATACCTGAAACAACTTCTAATAGATTGAAGAAGATTCTAGAATTTGATATTCTAAGAAACTCATTCATTGATCAAGTTGATATCATAAAGAAGTTTGCTATTCTAGAAAAAGAGATATATGAATCTCTTAAGAGTAAGGATAAGTCTTTCCATAAACCTGCTAGAATAAAATCAATGTATGCTTATAAGAAGCCTATGAGTATTCAAGGTATCAAGGCTTCTGTAGCATATAACGAAATAAAAGATAAAGAAGAAGAAAATATAGACTTAGAAGGAAGAAATTCTATCCTTGTTATCAAAACCAATATAACTTCCAAGAATGCAGATCTAATAGCAGAATCTCATCCTAATCATTATTTAAGATTAATTGAACTTCTAAAGGATGAAAACTTTAAAGGAGAAGTATCTTCAATAGCTATTCCTTCAGATGTAGAAATCCCTGATTGGATAGTTCCTTTTATTGATTATATCAGTATTATTCAAGATAACTTAAGAAGCTTTCCTTTAGAAGAAATTGGTATTAGTAAGTTAGATAGTAAGAATATAACTTACACAAATATTATTCAGTTCTAATATGATACTCACCAGGAACTTATATCCTGGTGAGTTTTTTTATGAGGTATAAAAAATGGATGATGATAAAATAGTAGCTGATCTTATTTTTTCTAAAATAAAGAAGGCAGAAGAGACTGAAGATGAGAATGATATTTTGAATGCCATATCTTCATTCTCTCTTATTAAGATAGATAATGAAACTTTAAATAATGAGATTATAGTCTTATTAAGAGACTATGGGGTTAGATTAGTATTTAGAAAAGTAAAAGATGGAATGACTGAACACACTTATTTTGCCTTAGAATATAAAACCATTGCCTTACAAATTCCATAGTATCTTAAAGATACTATGGAAAATCCTCAATAATTATATATTATAAATATGATGAGTTAGTATACTTATCAAACTTAAAATAGTTTATTTAATTCTTAAGAATTTTTTATAATGGAGGAGAATGATATGGTGGATTATTATGTAATGAATATAGGAGGAAAGGATATTAAAATTACCTCTTATGACAAAATGCTTCAAATGGAACAAGGGGATTGTACTAGAGATCATTTAACCCAGCTCCAATACATGGCTTCTTTATTTAGAAATCTTGGATATGACAAGATTGATAAGAATCTTAATTGGTTAAATCTCCGTACTCCTTTTGAAAAGGTGAATAAGAGCATTGATGGAGAAAAGTATCTTCCTGTAACTTATCATAATCTATGTATTATGGGTCCAATGAGTTTAATGGATCTAATAGATATGATCTATATTTGGGGTAGAGGAAAGGCTGAATCTGGTAATATACTGGATTATATCCATTCCTATATTCTACCTGATGAAGATACTATATGTTTTTCATTAGAGAATAATATAAAGATCTCTAGAACAAAGGTTGTAAAAAATAAAGTGGATAGATGGTTATCTACGAATATTGAATTTCGTAGAATGTATAATCTAGCTATCAATGATGACTATTTTGAAAATAGTTTTATAAACTATACTAAGTTCTTTAAGATGGCATTCATTGAAGATCCTATTCCTTTATTTGCAGCAGGTATTATAGAGCCTGATTTTATTAGTGATCTTATTCGTAGGTCTGAAATAGAAGCAGCTAAGAAAGCAAACAGGCTTTTTGCATCTCCTGCTTTAAGAACAGATGAATCTATGTTTGATTATTTCATAGAAATTTTTACAAGATATCAGAGAATCATTTCTGATAATTATTATAAGAAAGGAGCATATTATTTTACAGGAGCAGAAATCATTAGAGATGAGAAAAAAGATACAACGATTTATATAACTACTCCTAGAGAAAAAATTGAATTTATTGACTTTAGAAATGCAGTAGAACGGGTTAGATTCGATCTACTGAATCAAAGAGAATGGGATCTTATGAAGCATTATTATCTAAATGATCTTGAGGTTACAGGAGAACTGAAACAATCTATATTTAAATATGTAGATAAGAAGAATATTCAGACCCTACCTTTAGAATCAGAAAATGATAAAAACACCCTATTCAAAAATATCTATTATGTAGTAGATTTACTAAGTAAAACCTATCCTGAATCTTTAGATTTTAAAGATAAGATGGTATTAAGTAAAGGCTTCTTTGTAACTCCTGATATATTTGGATTGTATAATAAGTCTACGAAGAAGTTTATATTAGTAATGCACAATCTAAGTATCTTAATTACAGGAATAAAAGATGCTGTGGATTATTATGCAAGTTTGTATAATAAAGATGTTCTTTTAGATGAAAAAGAAATTGGGGATGGATTGAACTCCATAGAACCTGGAAAGGTGGATTATGAAAGTATGAATAAAAAATCATTTATTGGAAAGAATGAACCCAATCCTGGAGATATAATTCCTAAAGTTCCTAAAGTAAATTATGGTGACTATGTAGATCTTAATAAGATCCCTGGTGCTATAGTTCCTAATAAAGGATTGGGAAATATTAAAGAAAACAAAGTTCCTAGTTTGATGGATGTTACTGAATTTGAATAGTGTAAAAGTAAGAAAACTCAACTGTATATTATTATGGTGAAAATACAAAAATTTGTTTTGGATACTGCAATAAGTATCCAGAAAAGGAGAATAAAATGAACAAAAAATTGAAAGACTTAGCTATTTTCGCCATAATTATGGCAGGTTTCTTTTATGGGCTTAGCGTGATTAACTATCACGCCGAGCTCCTTAACGAGGTAGAACGTGTCACTGGCAAGTACAGTGACATGTACTACGATAAGCCTAATTTAATCACCTATGGTGAAAAGGCTTATCAGAAAGACATGGATGAGTATCGTCAGAAACTCATCCAAGAAAAGCTTCAAAAAAAGAACGATTCCCTGTTTAAAAACGGGGAGTACAAAGTTCCCAAGGGCTTATAATAAGCCCTTGTTTTTTTTGTTTCACATTAGTATAATAGACTTTTTAATGTGAAAGGATTAGTGAATAATATGCCAATGGCAAATGAAATGACTAAACTCCTTAATAAGATAGAACGACGTTTAGGAACAATGCAGATGAATTTACCAGATTATCTTTCTAAAGATAAATGGGCAAGAGAAGTTATTTGTAATGAAACATTAGATACATTCTCTCGTTATTTTCCTAATAAAGTTCCTTATCAACTTGGCCCTGAAAACCAAAAAGGAGATTATTGGCTCATAGATGAAACAATATGCGAAAGCCAGACTATCATTGGATGTGGAGATATAGATTGGCATAGCTGGTCTGCCCACTTTCCTGGTTTGACCTATGGTGGGGTAAATACATATGATATGATGTCTTCAGCTGTTGATTTTGGAACATATGCAGATATTGTTCAGATGGCTGACCATATATCTGCTTTTGCAAATGGTATTTATGTAGAATGGATACCACCTAATAAAATTAAATTAAATGTAGCAATCTCTGCTAGTTTTATTACTAAGTTCCAGCGGATACCTATTTCATTATTTGTAAAACATGCAGATAATTTGAAAACAATCCCTCCTACTCAAATGGAAATATTTGAAAGATTAGCAACAGCTGATGTAGCTACTTACTTATACGAACAATTAAAGATGTATGATAATTTAGAAACCGTATATGCAAATATTGATCTTAAATTATCTTCTCTTGAAGAAAAGGCAAGAGATAGACAACAAGTAGTAGAAATATTTGATCAAAGCTTTGTATCTGCTGCTAATAAGAACCAACCTGTTATGCTTACAATCAACTAAAAAAAATATAGAGAATGCAGATTACTGCATTCTCTTGTTTTTATTTCTTGTATCAAAGAATGAAAGTTCTTCCTGATTTATACTCATATCATACATATTATATCCAGGGATAGGAGTAGGCATTGCATTAATCATAGTACAAGCATAATTATAAATCTGAAAAGTCCTTATAAGATTCATAAACTCCAACACCTTTTGGAAACTCATACTTATGATATTATTTTTATTATTTAAGTACAAATCTAAACAAGGTTGTACTTCTTCATTATAATACTTATGCAGTCCAGGACTAAATATAATATACTTATTTCCTGGAAGATCTATAGTTACGCCCTCAGATTTCTTTGCATATAATTTTCCTTTTCTTGATTCATAAGTATTCTCTGGGTACAATACAAAATCTTCTAATTTTGGTAATAGAGATAATCTAAGCATCTCTAAATGACCAGCATTTAACATAACAGACTCTCTAAAATCTGATTTGTTTCTTCTAAGATTTTCTATAGTTAAGAAACAATCAAACCCTCTAACTATTTTTCTTTTTTTAAATCCTTCATTATCTGTATATTGTACTTCTCTATAATAATATTTTTTTGTATATCCCTCTCCAGCTTTTACAGGAATATACAAAGAGACATTCATATTCATTGTTGCATTAGGACCAAGAAACATAATATGATCTTGCATCTTAGTATACAACAATATTACATCTCTCATCTGTCTTTCATCAGATGTGACCAATAAACCCACCCCTACATTCGTCTAGTAACGAATATTGTGTCTATCTTACATTTCTTACTCTTCTTAACTATGATAAACCTCATAAGATTTACCCCATTGAACAAAGAATATATGAAATCTATTTTATTTGCACAAAGATATACAGAATCATTCTTAGAAATATCTAAAATAGATTTTGAAATATAACTCATATATTCAGGCAATGATCTTCCATCCATTCCTGTAGGAACAAATCTAAATGCTCCATCAGATGTTTTGTGATCATCAATGATAGATCTAAAACTTTCATTATTTGTTACATCCATGTATGAGATATCTTCATTTTCTGCTTTTGAAATATAATTTATGATATTCTCAAATATAGGAGTGCTTATCTTATTCCGTTCTCCTATACAACCTAAACTTGCCATAATATTTTCTCCATTTATATTTTGGTAAACAGTTGATATTCTATGTACGTAACCTTTTTCAATGTCTCCAATTTGTTCATATCCTATTAATATAGATAATTTATCGGTATTTAATCCATTTTCTTTAATATCTTTAAAGAAAGGATTTAAATTCTTACTAAAGAAGGATATATATTCTACATTTAAATCCTCAGGAATGGGATATATTACATCATATAATTTTTCAAATACGCCTATATTGAAAACTGAATTAAAACTCTCTCCATAGATCTGAGGCATATTATACCCAAAGGTGTTTTTATAATCTGTATACCTATACTTATTGAGCATCTTTGAAGGAATATGAATTATTTCAGATTTGAGATTTTTAGCTTCTACTAAGCATTTCATTAATTTTTCACCATCTATTACAAATTCTTTAAAAATACCCATTATAATAAGTCCTTTCTAATCTTATCTACTTCATCCTTAACCCAATTAGGCATAGGAATATCTATAGATACAACCTTATTAGGATTGATAAGATCTATAACATGTTTCTTATCACTAGATAAATTCATCTTAGGAATTTCTTGTAAAATCTCTTCTACATTCATCATTCCTAACCATCTATGACAAAACTCAATATAATTATAAGATGCAAGATTTTCTGTAAATGTTCCCCCAGGACTGAGCTTAAGATATTCAGGATCTTTGTAAGGAGGATTATCTATAAAAATCTTACCAACTTGTGTATTGGTAGCCATATTAAATTCTTGCATCAAAGAAGGATACAGACGTTTGTAATCGAAGTCATTCCCATTATTATACTTATAAATCGGTTGACCATTGATTCTTACTTTGTTCTTATCAGAGATTTTTGTAGGATCTGCTACGAATGCACCTGAGAACTTTTCATCAGGTTTCTTTCCAAATCTATTGATATTATTACCAATGATTACTCCTTCATGGTGTTTATAAAACTCTACCGCTTTAGTTCCAAGGTAGTTAGTTTGTCTAAATATTTTTTGGAACGGGGTATTCATTTCTATTACATTATTAAATACATATTTAAGATCATCAGTTTGAGCTTCTATACATACCTGAACTACAACGTCAATAATATTATACAACCAGAATATATAGAAGTTTAGATACGGTAACTTTCCAATATCTGTTGTTATTTCATGATAATCTAATTTTCTTACTCCACATTCTAAAGTGCCTACATAATCCAATTTATTGGATTCTATGGCACTTTGTCCTTTACGTCTAGATGCATACGTTATCATCTGATCTAGATAAGTTGATCTTGCAGATATATTAGCAAAGTCTCCACGTTCTTCAAGATTATTAAGATTCTTTTCATCAAGAATATACTCACAGAATCTATATTGAGGAGGAATATCTTGATCACAAATTACATCTCTAGGATCTACTCCATTTGCTTTCAATCTCTCAATCAATGACGGTAAGTCATAAGAGATATTATATGCTGTTACTATATCAGGAGATAATGAATGAACTAATTTAAAGAATTCTAATATAAGACTTAGTTCATCATCGAAGAATCCTACAGATAATTCTACATTATCTAATTTATACTTACTTACTTTCTCTTTACTACCAAGATCATATTCGATGAAGGATCTTACTTTTTCTTTATACTTTTTAAAATCCTTCTTCATATCATCTTCTAATTCTTGAATTTGTTTATTTCTTTTATTTCTTAAAACAAAGTTATACAGTGTATTTGTTTTTGAATAATAACCAGTAATTGCATTTACAGGGCATTCACCTATCGTTACATTATCTGAGATTGAATCAATAATATCAGATTCAATATCAAAGAAGAATATATCTATAGGTATAACAGGATTCTTATAGATCTCTGCAAATCTACTTCTTGTATAATTCAAGATATTCATATCTGCAGCAAAAGATCTAGGATGTGCAAAAAAAGCATCGTTCAATCTAAAATTACCAGAATACATATTTTGTTTATAAAGATCTTCATTACCTGTTTCTTTTGCAATAGAGAATTTTATATCTTTATATTTACAAGTAATAGGTTCTACTTTATCTTTTTCAATAAATGCAAGATTGTGTTCTGTTTGATATTCTTTCTTTAATAAATACCAAGTATATTCAGGTTCTATGTCTATTCGTATTTCTTTCTTTCCTGTATCATTGTTCTTAAATATAATAACCAAATAATCTTTATCATACTTTTCTGTTTCTTCATTCCTAATAGGTCTAGTGTAAAATACGTT